ATGCGACCGTGGATCGAGAAGGCCGCCAAAGCCAGTGCCAGTGCCGACCTGGCCAAACAGTCCTTGAAATGGAATTGCCATGTCTGCCTCCTAGCCCAACAAGCTCAAGCCAGCGCCGCCAGCCGCGCCTAACCATGGGCTGACGCCCAACGTGTTTGCCAACTGCGCCCCAGCGAATGCCCCGCCAAGACCAGAAGCAACGGGATTGGTGAAATACGGCTGCGCGACCTGAGTTTCACCGCCAGATATCGGCAGCCCTCGGATTTGACTGATGTAATTACTCAGCATGTCTCGCGGACGCTGCTGATAGAAGCTGAACCTCGCGACCTTGTCGGCCAGTTCACGCTGGGCTTGCGCACCCTGCGTCGCACCGATAGCTGCCAGTCGCATCGGATCGGCATAATCAGTAGCCGCTAACTGCGGGGCCATGCCGATCATCTGGTTTTGCCTTGCCCGTTCGGCTGCATATTGCGTCGCGCCAACGTCGGCTAAACCACGACCGAACGCTTCTGTGGCGCGTTCAGTTGCGAGTTGCTGTGCGTTGCTGCCAAGCCTGCCAGAGCGGGCAAACTGCGACGTGATACCCGGTAGCACCCGTTCAGTAAATTGCTGCACAGCAGGCCTTACAGCAGCGCCATACATCTCTTGATATCGAGGACCGCCCAGCCAACTGCCGGACAAAGTATCCCTCGCAGCCGTCTGCGCCAGGGGGTTCAGCGGATTGCCGCCAAGCGCCCGCAAGCGAATGAGGTTTTGCGATGCGATGGTATCCGCCGATTGAGGAGCTACCGTCGAAAACGGGTAGTATTCCTGTGGCGCAGTCTGGTATTGCCGCTGCGCTTCACCCAGACCGTAGCCCAGATAGGGCTGCACCCCTGACCACGGGTCTTGATTGGTGGTCGTAACGGTCTGTCCGCTAGGTTGCGATGATCCGCCTTTGCTCATTTAAATCTCCTTGGCCAACACTGTGGCCACTTCTTTGTAATCTTTAAGTCGACGCGCCCAGCCTTTACGGCCAACCAGTTCAATACGCCGACACCCACGCGAACGCGCCCACGGTATTACCCTGTCGCGTTCCAGCCCCCGCAACTCGTCGTAGTTTCCGCCAGCCAGCCAGATGCGGCAGTGGGAGCCGTTGGGGTAGCCAACAATCTCCGTAATCATTGCCGAGTTCTCGGCAGGCCAGAATTGCGCCTGGTCGTTTCGCAAAAGGTCGAGGATGTCATGCTCGGTATGCGTATCACCCGCATGTTCAAGAGCCGCCAGGATGTGATGGCGCAAGCGCTTCCATTCATCCCAGAATGCAGTAGCGGTAGGTTCGGTCGCTCTGGCTGTTGTTTGCATGGGTCAGCGTTAAAGTCTGCTTTCCTTGGGCGCTTACATAAATAGTTCCGTTGCCGACTTCAGCCGACGCATTGGCCGTAGTTGGCATCAGGCCGAAATAGATGGTCGCACTTAGTCGCTTGTCAGCTAGCACTGTGCTTGCTGCACTGGCTGTCAGCGTGACGCTGCCGGTGGCGTTGATGCCGCCGTCTAGTGTTCTGTTAACAACTTCCGCGACCTGCCGCGGCGTAGCCCCGTCTTGCGGCAACCGCCTGAATTGATTGTCAGCCATTACCGCATACCAGCGGCCTGGGCTTGGACATCGACACCCTGGGCATTTGTCCAGGTGCCGCTGACGTTCAACCTGACCCGGTGGAACCGGCCATTCGCCCGAACAGGTGCCCAACCGTCATCGTTAATGCTGGCAGCGGCGGTCGTTGTTTCATCGTCTTGTTGTCGGTTGCGAGTCAGCACTTGCACGGTTGTCGTTGGACTGCCAGTCACAAGCGGCGTCACCGCATTAACCATTGTTCGCTGGCCATCCGGCAATGCCTGTTCACCAGTTTCGATAACGCTGGTCAAGGCGGTGCCGGTAAACGTGCTGATCTTGCTGGCGTCGCTGCCAGCAAAAGCAAACTCGCCGCCTTTCCAGATTGGGCTGTCTAAACTGGCAGGTAAGGCGTCCAGGCTACTGTTGACGTTGTTTAACTGTTCAAGCGTATAACCAGCCGTGTAAATCGGCGCGACCAGATCCGTATCCAGTTCGCCGCGAGACCACCGGCCCAGAGCGTAGTTATAAACCAGCAGCTTGTTACACTGCGATCCGCCCACGCCATCGCTGTATGCCAAAACATAAAGTTTGTTGACCGGGTCGATGGCGGCAGAGCAGCGTTCTACATCGCCAAGGTTCAGATCTTCGGCAAAAAAGCGGTCCACCTTTTCCGTGCCGATTGGCGTTGATGCCGCGCCATCAAAAATATAAAATCCGTCACCGCTCCAATAGATCGTGTTAGAGCCAATAGCCGCCACGCTGCCTGGAATGGCGCAGCCACGGGCAGTCTCGACCGCATCAAATTGGAAGACCAAAGGCGAACCAGCGTATGTGCCTCGGACAATTCCTTCTTCGCATAATATTGTTGCAAACTCGCCGCCGACCAAGCCAGTGATTGCGCCTAATCCGTAAATTATTTGGCTATCGGCCTGCGTTGTGGCGCTGGCCGCCCAGCTTGTGCTGTCACCTATGCCAGACCAGAGGACTTGCTGGTTGGATGTCGAGGTGTTGGCGGTCATAACAAAGTCACGGACGACATCAATATATTTGCACGTCGGTGCGCCGGAAACGTCGGCAAAAAGCGATGAACTGCCGAGCGTGTAGCTCTGTAGGATCTGCGAATTGCTGGCTGCGATGACGATGTTTCCAAATTGCACGAAGCGCCAAGGCTCGTCGCCGGTCAGCGTATAGTTGCCGGACTTGCTGACATTATCCAGGTCGCTGTCAGCGGCACCAAATAGGTATAGCTTAGTACCATCACCAGCAAATAGCTTGACCGTGCCGTCGCTTTGCTTGGCCGGAAAGATCCCGCGCAACCGGGCGTCTGCTGCGTTCGACAGCGCCGACAGGCTAGGCAATGGCCGGTAGCCCTTCGCGGTCGGTATCACGTTCAAAGCATCCGCGCAGCCAGACCCCAAGTTTGGCTGGTCGGGCGTCCACTCGCCGAAATTGATTGCTGTCATACTCTCACCCAGATTTCACTGCCAACGGTAGTCGCAGTCCAGACTTCGGACCCAGCCGTTACCGCTGCCCAACTTTCACTGCCCGCAGATACTTTTGACCAATCGCCCAAGAACCCAGGCGAAAGATATTTACTGGCGGTTGCCGCCAACGAAACGCTCACTGACGGCGACGCTTCTCCAAACGCTACACGAACGCCAGCCGCTACAACTGTTGCCGATACGCTGGGCGTTGCTGCGCCTAGCGCAACCCTGGTGCCTGCTGCCGTAACGCTGGCTGAAACACTTAATGCGGCTGCGCCAGCAATTACCTTTTCGCCTGTCGCGGAGACAGAAGCGGAGACGCTTAATGCGGACGCTGCGTCCCGTAATGTCGCCGTATTCCAAAAAGCGTTGTCGAGCGAGGTCGGGAAGGCATCGAGATTGCCCCCATACCAAGAATCGAGCTGGTCTAAATGAGGGCCAACAATGTCGGCCATGTGATTAGGCCGCCGTTATGGTGAGCGAGCCGGAAGCGACTTGGAAGACATCACCCGAACCTATCGCCTTAGAGGCTGAAAGTGCTCCATGGTACAAGAGATTACCGCTGCTGGCAGCGTCGTGGATACCGATATGCGTTATGGTGCCCCAAGAGCCGGTGGCGGTCGGAAATGTCACAGTCGCATTGCTGGCCGCCGCACCTCCGCTGGCCGCCGCAAAGTTAATGTCCTGACGGGCATAAGCGTCACCGCTCAACTCCGTGCCACTAGCCGCGTCCGTTGGGTCCGATGTCCATAATGAAAGAAATACATTTGAGGGCGCGGACGTTGACGCCGTCCCCAAGAAATGGTCGAGCATTTTTAGCTCTAAATAGTTGCTCATCGCTGCCATTATTTATCTCCTACGGGGCAGATGCTGTTTTCATTTGTAGAGGCGATCCGCCCCAACGGGCCTCGTCATCCTCGGCCTTCATCTCGGACATGGCGCGACCGAATAGCTGATCGAAGTTGTTGGCTTGGGCTGGGTCCATCAGATATCGATGCGCCTCCACCAGAGTTCCGTACAGGTAGGCGTCGGGGGACCGGATCAGATAGGTGTTATTGGTCTGCGAGGCGGACAGCGCCGGAATGCCTTGGGTATATAAAATCTCGGCGGTGTAGCCGGTATCAGGAGTTGGCGCCCATTTGATCTCCCCGCCGATCACTGCATAGGCCAGAGGCTTGCCGGTCGTCGTGCTGGGATAGGTTCGCTCAAGTTGACTTGGCGGCATAAACCGCAGCACCGTCGTCGGCGTCGTATTCAGTTGCACCGCCCTGATTGTGCGGAGATCAGT